GCAATAAGTCACCTTTCGGTAATCCCTTCGGTATGGAGGATAACACGGACTTCTTCCAAAGCCGCATGGAGGATCCTGCGATGCGTCGTCGCGATGGTGAGCGGCCCTTTGAGCCTGTAAAGGTCGGTGCGGCCATTGGAGAGAAGTTTGGTGCCACGGGCAAGGGTGGTTTCCAGCAGTATGAGGTGAATGAGCACATGATCAATAATATCCGTCGCACAGATGACCTCCGTACAGCGGATAATCCGAAACTCTCCTACAAGGGCACCGTGGTTCGTGGACAGCAGTTCATCGGCAAGTCCATGGAGAATCCTGGTGAGGTTCGCAAGTACCGCCCTGATGGATTCTTCGTGGACCAGGAGGGTGAGCGTTTTGTTGGAGCCTTCTCTGAGGAGTCCCAGCGTGAGACGGCGCGGCCTGTTCAAGTGATGCCGTACACAACGCGTACAGATACAACAACTGAACTCATTGGTCCCGCGGCCAGTCAGGAATTCGGCGAGAACTATGTGACAGGCTCCTACCGTACACCGATGCACCAGCAGTTTGGTGGTGCAGGTATGCGTAATGCTGACATGACAACCTACACGAGCGCCGATACAGATGCTGCGGAGAATGACTATGGTAAGTCTGGCTACGAAGTGCGTCCTAACGAGCGCTACTACACGAGCGACCGTGTTATGGGTCTGAACGTAACACCTGCAGATACACAGGCCAACACGGTCCACTACGCAGATGACTCTCGTCCTACGCGTCGCGAGGAGACAAGTGGAAACATCCGTCAGACGGGTACACCTGTAGGGTATGCGGGTGGTGCACCGGCGATTACGGTCTGGGACCCGACGGATGTTGCGCGTACGACGGTCAAGGAGACGACGGTGAAGTGGGATTATCGCGGTATTGCGGCACCGGCCGATGGACCGACGCGCCTCACGGTCTACGACCCTGATGATATCGCCCGCCCCACGCAGAAGGCTCAGATTTCAGCGAAGTCTGAGTACTATGGCGGTGTCAAGGCGGCCACGGAGAAATTCACCAGCCACCAGCAGGCATACAATATGCGCCTCAATCCAAATAAGGAGGCTGTTGCGAAGTTGCCGAAGCCGTTTGCGGGCAATGGTGGCCTGGGTACATTCAATTCGAATGTTGTTCAGACTTCAAAGAAACTTGATGTGGATATCATTGATGACCGCGCTCTGGCTGTGAACAATGTGGTTGGCCTGCCACCTGGAGCAGGTGATATTGGTCAGGTGAAGTACCGTGCCCCTCTCAAACTCGATGTGAGTACAGAGCGTAATATGCAGGTCATGGTGGACGCGGTCAATAACAATCCTTTACAGCAGAGTCTACAGAAGAATGCGGAGCACGATGAAGCGCTTCTCATGCAATACCTCAATTCTAGGTCATAGAGGACAGAAGAATTCCTCTTCTAGATCCATCACCTTCAATTAAATAAAAATCAATTAGAGGTCTTTCTAGAGTTATACCATATACCTTTTGAAAGAGCATTACTTCAGGAATTGGAAACATATCAACTGGCGCACCAACCCATTTTTCATAGATAGAGCAGTAAATATCCATCATTGAAGGCGTGCCGAATGCAAACCAATCACACAATGTTTCCTCAAATTCACAGAGTACGCGACTTGATTTAGGGATACATAGAAAGTCTTTTTTTGAATTTATAATTTCTTTAGAGTCATTAAAAATATTTTCTTCAAGAATACAATCGGTTCTATACCGTATCACAAGATCATACTTTATATTCATCTTTATTTCATATTCTTTACGAATACGGTTTGCCTGAAAGATTGAATACCACATTGGCATACAGCGTGGATACTTATGAAGATGAGTCAAAGTAGAAAAGTCTTCTACAAGATAAGATACAGGTTTGAAAAGATTGATTCCATCTGTATGACTAAATACTAACATTGATTTATTCCAATCACCTCTTTCTTTAACTAGAAATGTGCCGGCAGATGTTGTTTCCCGCTTCCATGTATGAATAAAAATATCAACTTTACTCTCTGGGTCAAAAAAAGTATTTCTAATTAATTTTTCAAATGAATGTTGGAGCACTCTAAAATCACCTGAAATTTGTAGGGCAATACGCATACAGATTGTTTTTAATATCTATTTAAACCTAATAAACTGATTCTATTAAAGTATATGCCACAGCCCGCTTGGCTTGTAGCAGGACCACCTGGTTCAGGTAAATCAACTTATATTAGGACTGAAGCACAGCGACGTGGAGTCAATCTTCTTCATTGGAATGCGCGTGTTGACCGTTCTCTACGTGATGGCCGTGACCGTCTTCATATTCAAGTGCGGTCACGTGAAGTATCAATCCTCTGGATTGAAGGTGTTGAAGACCTTACACAGGAGGCACAGGCATTTCTGCGCCGCATTCTTGAAACAGCCATGCCTCAGGTACTCTGTATTTTGGAATCAACGGAGCCGTGGCGTATCTCGCCACCTGTCCTTTCACGTTGTATTTATAAGGAGGTGCGTTCATGGAAGAATTCTCTAAAGGCAGAGGCCCAGCCACCTAGCCTTGAAGGTGTTCTGGAGGCATGGAATAAGGGTGAAGACCCAATTACACTTCTACAGAAAGTATTGGAGACTAAAGGATTTGTTCCGCAAGAACTTGTACTTGAGGCGTATCGGCGCTGGGGAAATGGGATGAGCCCGTGGCTACTTTTAGCGTGGTTGGTGGCTGAGAATAAGGCCGCTGTCCCTTCAGTCTGCGTTTAATGGCGTACGATAGGAAACCGATTCCCTTTAGAGGAATATGAACGTCGGTGGAGATTCTATCAATGTGTATGCCGAAGCAAAGACGGAGTATACACGTCAACTCTGCCAGATTCTATCACCGGCTTTTCAGATTTATTTTTTGGACTTACTGAAAGTTGCAAAGGATAAGGAGCCCGAGACAAAGCGGCTTCTCTGGAACTTTCAGGCTCTCCTTCAGGAGATTCCGGACTGGAATCAGGATAAAGTTCTCAGGGAAACGGAGAAGATTCAGCGTGATTCAAATTGTGATTATCTGGAGGAACTACTGACGGCGGTGTTTATTGCGCACACAAAGGTTCTTTCTGCCATTCGAATCACTACGAAGCAGAAGAAGTTACAGATTACAATTCCGAAGCTTGACCATTTCATTCACCGTACGCTGAGGGAAACGGGTCGTCTTCTATGGAACAATGCCTTCCTATTTGCCGAGCAAGGCAGCTCAATGGATCGTCAGAAGAATATGCGCCAGGTCGAGACACTCATTATTGAGGGTATCCAGCAGTCAATCCGTAGTCTGCTGCCGGTCAAGACCATTCTTCGCGAGTATCTTAATGATGATGAAGCCGAAGGAGAGGCGGAGGCAGAGGAAGAGGAGGAGGCCGAAACGGAGGTTGTTGCGACGAAGAAGGCTGAAGTGAAGGTTGAGGAAAAGCCGGCCGAGGCTGTGATTAAGTCTGAGGATGTTCCTGAGACAGTTCCTGAGGCTGTGCCCGAGGCCACTACACAATCTGTTCAGGCTCCTAAGAGTTCTATGAAGTCGACGGTAACGGTGAGTAAAGAGGCTGGAGTTGTACCCGAAGAGTCTGAAGGGCAGCAGACACTTGTAGTTGATACAGAGCAAACTGTGAGTTTCACAAACATGGATACTATCTTTGATAGCAATAATATGGAAGGAAATGAAATTGCTACACATTCGATGTTTGAGGGTGGTGAAGTGGAGAGGATTGAAACTATCGATGCGCCTCCGGAACCGCTAGATGAGTTTGAAGACTTAGATGGTTCAGGGAGCGCGATTGATTTTGAGGAAATAACAGCGTAAAAGTTTTCTAGGGGAGGGCAGTAAATGTTTGGCACGAGCACGCCCCTTTTTCTTACAGTTCTGCTTGGCGGTTTAATTCTATCGGCACTTGGAACTGCGCAGACGATTTATTACCAGAATGAGCCGTTTCAGGTCAAGGGTGCCATTCGCGATTTCTGCATTGGAGCCATTATGGTCACTTTCTTATACCAGATGGTTCCTGATTCAGTTGTATCGGTGGGAACCTTTTTATCAGGATTTAAGATGCCTGAGATGCCGAAGATGTCAGGTGGTGGCTCACCTGCATCTGCAATGATGGTAGGCTCAGAGACAGACTTTGATCTTCAGACTGGAGTTCCGAGGTTTTAAATATGTGGTAATTTTATAGATAATGGCAGCAAACGATAATTTTTCTCGCAACCAGGAGATGGCTGAACGCGCTGGTTATACAGGATTTTCTGGTAGGAATGCGTATGAAAACTTCATGAGAAAAGAAAATATGAAGAAAAATGCTAATAATCCTAAAGTAGCTACTAAAGCTTACCAAGGAGCGACTGGGCTTGTTGGAAATTATGCCGAAGGAGTTATTCTTCGCGCACAAAAAAAAATGAAAGAAAAAGAAGACGCCAAAGTTGCAGGTTGGGGAAATGCCACTAGTCCTGAAGCTAAAGCAGAAATAGCAGCTGCACAAGCAAATGCTAAAACTCTACAAAATAGAGCAAATTATCAAGATGAGCTAGGAGATAAAGTGAAGAGTTTTTTTAGTGGCCCTGGATGGTCTCTTGATCCTCGTAAATGGAATCGTTATCGTCCTAGTATTGAGGCGGCCGAAAAGGAACGTGGAACATCTGGATCCTCAAATAATACTAAAAGTTTTGCGAGCATGAGTCAAAATGAGCAGAATGAAAAAGTACGTAATTGGGGAAATGCCACTAGTGAGACAGCGCAGAAGGAAATAGCGAATGCGCAAGCAGAAGCAGCAGCAGAAGAAGAAGCACATCCTTACAATAGTAATAAGGATGGTGGTCGCCGCCGCCGTGGCCGCAAGGCTACGCGTAAGAATCGCAAGGCAAGCCGTAAGAATCGCAAGGCAAGCCGTAAGAACCGTGCAAACCGTCGTTAGATTCTATTAAATCTAGTCTAAGTAGAAATGGACCATCAGTATGAAGCTACGGCACATGGTGTTATGATGTGGGCAACCAGTGAACTTGAGCATGTAGGTCGTATTGCCAGTATCAAAGATGAGGATATTCAATATAACTATGCAATGAGCACTCTCTTTGGCATGGCGCATCTTAAGGATGCCCTCTTTGAACTGGTAAATGACCCGGATTACAAACACCAGAAGAAGGACCTGCTGAAGACTCATGACAAAGTCATTCGTGTCATGAAGCATCTCTGCAAGGAATATGAGCTTGACCTGAAGGCGATTAAGGCCTTCAATACAAAAAAGGTTCTCAGCAACTTAGACTATCTTACAAATGAGACAAACGGATATAATGCAAATAATGAGGGAAATAATAATAACAAAAATAACAACAATAATTACTATAACAACAATGCAAATAATAACAGTAAATCCGGTGGAAAGCGCACACGTAAGAATCGTAAGTAAACCTTTGATTTAGTTTCGTTATACGACACATGATCAAAAAATACTTATCTATCTATAGAGTAATGTCTGGTAGTGGAGTCGGGCCAGGCAAACAAACACTGACTCAATCAACAGAGCGCGCTAAGGAACAAGCAGCTCGACGAGTTCCCAATCAAACTGCAAAAATACCGCGAAAACCTTCAGCTCTTGAAGATTTTCAGAAATGGGACCGTGAAACAAACCATGGAAGATATTTAGCAAGAATGCCATTACCCTATGCAAATATGTCACAAAGTGAAGCACAAATCCGAGCACTAGGACTAAGTAGTAAATTAACGGATACAGTTCTTCTTGGAAATAGTGAGGAATTTGCCAAAGGGATATATCGTGCTCGAGAACCTGAAGCGAGATTGCAACGCCGTGAAGCACTTGAAGCTATGAAAAAAAGTCAACAATTTACACAAATGCCAAAGGCAGTAAAAGAACAAATTGAAGAAAGAAAAAGATTAGTTCAAGAGCAAACACTACAAGCAGAAATTAGCGAAAGGCGTCCAGCTATGCCCCAATTAAGAATTACTGGCGAAAATATCTTTTGGGGTCAGCATGTACCATCTAAACCAAAGGAAATTATCTGGGGTGGTGAGATTTTTGCTAGATTACCAAAAGAACAACAGAAAAATATATATACATTATCAAATAGCATACGTTCGGGAAATAAAACTGCAGAGAACTTAGATAAATATAAAAAAGATCTTGATAATTTAATTAGACTCGATCCACAAACTTCAATAACTTTAAAAAATCTAATAACTAGCAAATTACAATTAGATAATATTAATATCATAAAAGCATATTGGAATAGATATAATTCCTACAATTATTCAATAGAGCCAGATGAAATTCATTTCTTTATTTTTGACTGGATTAGTAAAAATACTGTTTTTACAGAAGAACGATTTGTAATTTTTAATCAATTTATATCAGATAGAATTAGAAGTAAAGTTGAGGAAAGTCTAATACCAAGTCCTGAACCAGACCCCTATCCTGAATTTAATCGCAGAAAAAGAGAATTAATAATAAGATTATATTTGTATCCTGATATAAATACTCAGGAAGTATTAAATTATTTTATGAATGATGAAGAACAAGATAGATTTAAACCCAGATTAATGCGTGAATTAAATTTAAGACAAACTAAATGCAATGAAATTTATGAATTAGCAGAAACACTTGCAGAATTTAATCCACGTATGGTTATAGAAGATTGTAAATTGCTAGAGAATCAACTTAGAAGAATTACTCAACGAATGCAAAAATTATACCCAATGTATAGAGATGAAGAAGTTTATCCAGCAACTCAATCACGTAGTATTATAGATTCCCTTTTACAACAAGAATTATTTAGTAGGTTTATGAGTAATGAAGAACTTCAGCCCCAAGTAGAATTTATTGATTATACATCACAAGTAAAAAAATTAGCCAAAAGTTACAGAACTACTGAATTTGAATGTTTAAAAACAATTGAAAACTTACATAAAAAACCTGAAGAAGAGAACTTAAAAGGAGGTGGTAAAACAAGAAAAAATAAACGTAAAAACTAATATACTTTTTTGATCCATAATCGTTAAACGATTTCTAATCAAAAAAAGAGGCTATACACCTTCTCATCCTTCGGAACTCGATTGACCTTGAATCCACTAAAGGGTTTCTTCTCCACCTGGTCCCGCGGACGTGCCATATGGCATTCCTCGGCGATGACCTTATATAAGTCAAAACTCGGATACTTTTCATTTCCATCGGCATCAATCAAGACATTTTCTCGTGCATCGGTCACCATCCAGGTCCACATGGTATTGAACAGATCTGAATCTGTTTCCCGCATCTCCATACCCTCCTCAGAGGACATCACACGTCCGCCCTTCTTCGGCTCCATTTTATGAGGATAAATGGCCTCAAACAAACTCACGGCAAGTCTACAGAGGTCAAAGGACGGATTCGGTGTTACAATCGCCTCCTTCTTCACAGCAAAATCACCAAAATTATACTGTGTCGCCGCATCATTTCCAGGACGGAAATCATCGCTGTAGACGATCTTATCACCTAACTTAAATACAGCACGGCCAAAATCAATAATCTGAAAAATCTTTCCATAGGTTGGCACTTTCCAAGTAGTTCCATCGCGCTTCAAATAGTAGAGAAACTCCTTATTCGTAGCCGACCAGACAATATTATTGGAGTGAAGGTCATTATGCGTCATTGAAAGAGTATGCTGCATTGCACAGAGTCCCGCAATCACCTGAAATAGCCAGGCTGACCAGCGTGCTTCCCACTCAGGCTCACCAGGCTCCGCGCCTACAAGTGAGTGATTCTCAAGAAGAGTATCCATTACACCCTCAGACCGTTCAAGATACATCAGCATAACAGGAAAATCAGTAAACTCTGCGAAAAAAGGCGGATTGTCATCATCCTCAGATTCTTCAGAGTCCTCTTCAGATTTCTCGGACTGACTGTGAAAACTCAGATTATCGGCCGTATGAATACTTCCTTCTCCGCCAGGAACGGAATCGGCCTTTAGTGATTCATCAGCAGATGCCTCCGCATCTGAATCCTCTTCTGAATTTGTTGAGTCACCGCCTTCATTAATAAAAGACGGCTTCTGAGTCCAATACGCTCGATCCGAATCTGTTTCAAAATCCGCCTGCACTGCAAATCTCTTTGCATCAAGCCCTCTCCAGAACCAACGAGTGTTGCGAAAACTATCGTATTCTTCGCTGATATTGAATACATACTTATCCGCGATAGCCGTCATTGAGCCGTAATAAAAAGGAAAATGCGGCGAGGCATCGAGCTCACGAAGACGAGAAAGACTAAAATAACTCAGTGCCTCTACATATGCCTGGTTCATAGGATCCTTCAGTTTCTCTTGGGCTCGAGCCCAACCCTTCGTCCGAGTTGAACTTGCTGGAGCATCCGCAAATTCATAGCGACCCTTCATCCAACGAACAGGGTCCAGAAGATGAGTCACCTTGCAATATGCATTCTGTTTACCAAGCTGCTTTCCATTTCCGAGAGTAATCTCGCAGTCACCCTTTCCTGCATCACTACTTTGCCCTTGCCAGCGCCACTTGTGGTCGAGCCATGCCTGGGCCTTCGTATCAAGTCCAAGAAGTGAATATGCCGGATGAGATAAACTTATGTTTCGATATCCAGAAATTTGTGCCATGTGGTCGGTAGTAATAACTTGTTGAATAGGAACCACGGGTGGAGGAGCCATACTTTTTAATGCAGAGTCCCATGTTTCCACAGGCATTCTTTCTGGTCGGGGTTAAGGATTGGGTTAAATTTCTAAAACGCGGAAAATAAATACATAGAGTTAATTAGAGATGGCTCTTCAACCAGCAGCAGCTGCAGCAGAAGCAGCAGTAGCAGCGGGATCAGTACTAAGTAAAGTACCAGGATTAGGACAAGCAGTATTTCGAAGTGTCTTTGGCTTTCCACACCCTGCGCCTGCTGCCCCTGCTACTGCTGCTACTGCTGCTTCTGGTGCTTCTGGTGCTTCTGGTGCTTCTGGTGCTTCTGGTGCTTCTGGTGCTCCTGGTGCTCCTGCTGGTCCTCCTGCTGTTCTTCTTGCTGGTCCTCCTGCTGGTCTTCTTGCTGCAGCTCCTGTTGCACCTAAACCTCTTTCTGCTCAAGCTCAAGGACGCCTATATCAAGGCCAATTTCAGAGTATTCCTGGTATAGTACCAGGAGCGAGACGGGTATTACAAGGTTCACGAGTACAAAGTTTTTCAGCTTATGCTAGGCCCGCTGCTGCTCCTGCTCGATCCTTTAATAATATAATACGTCAAGCACGGAACAATGCAGCTGCTAAATTACCCCAAGCAAAGGGTGTAAGACCTTCAAATAACTATAGAGTAATTGCTTTTGAACATGAAATAAGATATAGAGATAGATATAAGATCACGGAAGACCAAATAAGTGCAATTAAATCTGCCCAGGCTAAACTAACTGCAAATAAAAGTCCTGCGAATGAACGAATACTAAGAAGTGCTTTAAATCCAGTGGCGAGAGCACTTCGCAATATTTTTTTAAAATTATCTAAAGGTAAAGCAAAAAAATTTATTAACGGGAACCCTGTAAACAGAATTACTGCTGCATATGCAGAAAATACTCGTTTTTTAAGAACTAAATTGGGCATGGTCAATGCAAATAAAAACCACGTCGACCATATAAGAGAATTATGGGAATTATTGGAGGTCGATTTGCTATTAGATAAAGAAGCTAACGAACTTGAACATATGATAAGAAAGTTTCTATTTAATAGTGAATTTAATCTAGCACAATTAGAGGGTAATTTAAATATATTAAAAAACCAATTCTTATCATTTATTAATAAAAATAAACTTAAAGGTGATGATATTCGGGCTGCATTTGATATATTAATACCCGAACATCTACAAGGTAGTCTTATATATTATTTTAGAGAGTGTATTCCTAAACTAAAATTACTTAAAAATGAAATTGAAAAAATACTATTGCCTCCAGGTCCGGCATATACACATTTACCACATGATCTTGAGCGACTGAAAGAATATATTAGATTACTTGAAACTTTAACTGGTAATGGTCCGTTTAAGTATGTTGGTGTTGGTGGTGAAGATACAGATGAGATAAGTAAAGAATTTTTAGATATTGCAAATGTTTCATTAATTGAAGAATTACCTACAAATGAACAAACAGAAGAATCTATAACCTATCAAGAATATAGTAGTTATTTTAATAAGTTATTAGAAATAAGAAAAGAACTTATAGAAAATTTAGAATTCGAGTTAGTAAAGATAAAAGATATTTTAATAGAGTCTGCAAATATGGAAAATGCAGAAATTAAATTAAATACAGAAAATCTAAGATTAACCGCAGAAAATGAAAGAGTAAACGCAGCATCTTCAACCATGAATAATCTAGATGGCGGATTTAGAAAAAACAAAACCCTAAATAGAAAAAAAATGGTACGAAAGACACGCAAATTAGGCGGTGGCCCATTTAATAGAGCAGGAATGATGATTGGAAAACAATTAATGACAAAGGCTGCACAAGGTGCGCTAAAATCACAACCACTCGCACAAACAGCATTTAAAATGGCTCCGATGGCATTTTCCACACAGTTGGGAAATCCTGCGCTTAGAAAATTTTCTACTAATTCTGGAGCATTCAAAGATGCACAGGGAAAATCAAAAGAATCATCGTGGTCATATGGTTCTTCAAATTCTGAAAATTTTCCAAATTTTGAAGAAATCGAAAAAAAAAGAACAAAAGAAGAACAATGGAATGATATGCAAAATGTTAATATAGATACTATACAGTCTCATGAAACTGCAAATTTTGCAAGAGAAAAAATGAATAAAATATTCCCTCCTGGAAGACCAAAATCTATAAATCTTATTAAAAAATCAAAAATTGCGACCAAATCAAATAAAGCACCGTGGAAACCTTTAGAGAGAGCATTAGAATTACAAGGAGCATTGTATGGTGGAACTCGCAGGCGCAGAAGACACTCCAAGAAATACCGTACTCGTAAATATTAAACATCGTATGGCATTACAATTGCGTTTGCGTCCCTAGTATATAGAGACGCAATGGCAGCCGCCTCCGCAAGTTCGAGATGAAAAGCACAACAAGATTGACCCCCAAGAAAAAAACAAAACCCTAAATAGAAAAAAATGGTAAGAAAGACACGAAAGTTAGGCGGAGGTCCATTTAATAGAGCAGGAATGATGGTTGGAAAACAATTGATGACAAAGGCGGCACAGGGGGCACTAAAACAGTCACAGCCACTGGCACAAACTGCTTTTAAAATAGCCCCTGCCGCTTTTTCTACACAGGCAGCAACACAGGCTGCCACATGGACAAAAGAAAATCCTTATATGTCGCCATCAAATGAGACATTTTTAAATGCTGTAAATTATACTCATAAAGGTCTAACAGGTAAAAATTTAAATATTAGAAGAAAAATCTCAAAAGTTGGTTCAGATTTAGGGAGTGCTTTTAACAATTTTAATGAATATTATAATTCACAATCTAATCATGTACCTGGAACAGCAAGTGCTCACAGAAAAATAATGGCCGGTTTACTAGCAGGTTCAGCATATGGTATGTATGATTTGCGCCAAAAAGGAATAAATAAATCGCAAAAAAATAAAAAGACTCACGAAAATACTTTTCAAGGTGGTAGAAAATATAGAAAAGTCCACACACGCAAACTTAAAAAGCGTCGCAACTAAAAATCTCGTTTGCTGTCCCTATACAGAATGGCAGCCGCCTCCGCTATGAATGTATCCCTCCGAAAGTTTGAAATGAAGAAGATTCCTCAAGACGCCGTGGCCGTTTTTATTGGCCGTCGTCGTACGGGTAAGAGTACCCTTGTTCGTGACCTTCTCTACCACCACCAGAATATGCCACTCGGAACAGTCATCAGTGGTACGGAGGAGTCAAACAGTTTCTACGGACAAATGATTCCACCCCTCTTTATTCATGGAGAATTCAGCCCAGTGATTCTGGCAAATTTCTGTAAACGCCAGAAACTCGTGATGCACAAAATCCAGCAAGACCTCGCCGTTGGAAAACAGAGTAAGATTGACCCCCGCTCCTTTATGATTCTCGACGACTGTATGTACGACGATTCCTGGACGCACGATAAGAATATTAAATACCTCTTCATGAACGGTCGTTGGTTGAAGGTCTTCTTTTTGATTACTATGCAGTACCCCCTTGGTATTCAGCCGGCTCTCCGAACCAACGTAGACTATGTTTTTATTCTCCGTGAGCCCTACGCCTCCAACCGCAAGCGCATCTATGATAACTACGGGTCGGCCTTTCCCTCTTTTGAATTCTTCTGCCAAGTCATGGACCAGTGTACGCAGAATTATGAGTGCCTCGTGATTGATAACACATCACAGAGTAATAAACTTGAGGACTGTATTTTCTGGTATAAGGCCGAAATGCATCCTGAGAAGTTTCGTATTGGAGCACCCGAGTTCTGGCAACACAGTGAACAACACTATCGTGACAAAGGTGAAGAAGATATTAATCAGTATGACCCGAATGCGGCTCGTAAGCTAAAGGGACCTCCTATTAATGTTCGCAAAAATAACTAATGATTCAGAATAATCCGATTCCACGGTAGATGAAGAGCGACACAATAGCCATTTTATGTATACTTCTTTTTGCCTGCGTGCTCATGGGCTGGTATGCCGTTGAAAGTACTACAGAGGGATTTGAAGCGGGTGAAGGCCAAATGTGCGGTGTAGATATGCCATCATGTGTACATGGCACTCGTTGTATGAATGGATATTGTACTTCTTACAATACTCCCATGTTACCGGCTGTTTCCAATTTACCTGTTGAGCCTTCCGATCTTGGAAATCCTGGCAGCTTTCTCCATACTGAATAGAATGGCTAAGATGATGCGTTTAGGAGTCGCGGGTTGCGCCCTTGTAATCTTATTTGCGGTACTTCTGCTAATGCCTGTTTTACGCAGCATGTTCCCCGGCCTCGTACAGGGCTTTTCCAATTATGATTGTAAGCGCGAGACAATGTGCCCCGAGGGAACATTCTGCCAAAGCGACCAGTGTATTCCGATTGTCACGAGTGAGATGACGAACTCCGCAGGTGCGACTGGATATTACGCGTAAATATCTGTTCTATGTTTTTTCAAAAAACTGTAAACAGACTAATCTTTCTTATCCTCCTTCTTACGCTCCATGGCCAGGTCTGCGGGACCACTGAACATGCTCGCATACGAGCCGACACCCGCTGTGAAGGGTGAGGCATCGGCGGGTTCAGGCGCCTCCGTTCCCTCATTCCCCTGAAGTTGCTGCCCTGCCATGCCCTTGACGCCCTTCTTGCGCTGCTCTGAGTAAAACGTGTCACGCGCTGACTCATTTTCCTTATACTTCTTCATCAGCGTATTGAGCTGGTCCTCCGCATACTCCTGCTCGGCGACCGCATTAGGATTCGGGTCCCAGGGCAGCCACTTACCGACCTCACCCACAAAGACGTTGTGAATCGTGTCATTACGCTGAAGCTTCTTGGAGCGAGCTACGGCCTCGCCCTGAGTTCCATAGACGCCGCGAATCTTGAGACCACGTACAGATGTCCTGAAGTTGTTCTTTGCGTAGAACTCCTCCTCCAGACGGCTGCCATTCTTATAGAGGAAGTCTTCGTAGGCCTCCTGAATCGTGGTCTCCTTGATTTCAGTCTGGTTCTTGCGTACATAGCCCTCGAGATCGGCGAGTACAGTCTCCATCTTCACCTGGCTCGTACGGCAGATGAGTGCAACACCCGATAGGTCAGACTTCTCGGCCTTTACAGCCTCCGCCTCAAGCTTCGAGTTGACTGAGCGAACCGTGTCGGCGAGAAAAGCCTCAAGCTTCTTTGTCTTGTACTGAATCTCGTAGTCCTTTACGAAAGTCGAAAAAAGGAATGAATCCTTACTGGCTAGGACCTTCTCCGGACTCAGGAAACTCAGTAGACAGAACTTCTGGCCAGGAATCTCCTGGTCCTCCTCAAGAAAGTCCTCCTTCTCCGTATAGTTCACCTCCTTTGACATTCTAAGGGCTTACTGGTATATTTCTTTAGGGGGTTTCCACGCAGACGGCTGCGCCCAAAAAATTTCTCACCAACCAATATAAATAATGGATCTCGCTGAAGTTCTCAATCGCGCCATCAAGTATCTCATTGAGGGTATCGCTGTGGGTCTTGCGGCCGTGCTCGTTCCCCGGAAGGGCATTGACTTCCAGGAGGTCGTCGCCATCGCCATCGTTGCCGCGGCCGTTTTCGCCGTGCTCGACCTCGTCTCCCCTTCCATCGGTGTGACGGCTCGCCAGGGTGCTGGCTTCGGTATCGGCGCGAACCTGGTTGGCTTCCCGCGGTAAGCTTACGAAGTAAGCGAGCCTTCAGGCTAAGCGTAGCGACCCTTTATAGGAAACCAATAAGAATATCAATATATGTACTATTTTTCTATCATATAGATAAATAGTAAATGCGTATCTCTACAACAACAGTTGCACTTATAGTTCTTATATGTACACTTCTCTTTGGAGGCGTCGTCGCGTCGCGTTCATATTTTGAAGGATTTGAGGTGGATGCAAGTGGAAATGAAATTCCGAGCCCCAATACCCCGACAACTCAAGCACCAGTACAGAATGTAGCGCCCCAATTCCGATCTCTTTTATTGGATCCTCAAGGAAATCCTATGATGATGGCTCCTCAAGGACAACCTATGATGATGGCTCCTCAAGGACAACCTATGATGATGGCTCCTCAAGGACCTCCCCTCATGCCTCCTATGGCTTTACCAATGGATGCACACATTATGTTGCCTATCCAATCTCCTATTTTTGCAAGAAGCAGAGTAAATAATCTACAGATGGGTGCACCTTACCAACCTGCTCAATTTATGCAAAATCCAGGTGAACAAGTGGGGCCCACACAAGTAATGCAGATGCCTAATATCTTTACACCCGAAGTATTGAATCAGCAAACAATGCTTTTAGACCAATCAAAACAGGCTGCATCAAGAGGTGATATGGCCGCAGCAATTTCTCTTAAACAGGCCGCCTCACAAATTGGCAGAGGTTAAGTAGAATGCGTCTGTCTAATACGGCCCTCATACTCGTTATTTTTGCCTCCGCCATCCTTCTCTCTGTGATAAGTCCGCTTCGTGAGTTCTTTACATCTCCTGGAACCATGGTGCAACTGACAACGAGTCATGTACCCAATGCAGAAGACTATAATTACTATAATAATGTCTACCCGAAGATGGTGCGTCGTGAAATTGCGGATATGACAGGTGAGGACCCTGGTCAACTTCGTCCCTGGGTCTTTCCGTACGCTGGTGGATATTACATGAATTAAATACTGCGAATGAATCCCCAATTTAAATCTTCGCAGATTTTTTGCCAGATTTTATCCTGGGTATAGAGTTTGTCCCGATTTTTCAGTAAAGGAAAATTCGGGAGATAGTCATCCAGTTCAAGCAGTTCGCAGAATTTATACAGGACATAGGAATACGAAAGGAAATTGCTGCGACCTTTAGGACAGTGCTTCTGAAAATGCGGTTGAATCTCCTTGAACATATACCGAAGTTTCTCCTCAATTTCACGATTCATCACAGGGGCATTCTTGCCATTGAGACGATTTGTAATATGGGGTACATGCTCGTAGTATTTATTCGCTTTGATTTTCTTTAGAATCTCGCGAATCTTTGCTGCCTTGAGACCCTCAAGTTGAGTAATGCGCTCCTTCTTGAGCTCTAGTAAAATCTGGTCATAAATCTCCTGAGGAATATCGGTACACTCCTTGGCCTGAAACTGTGCCAGCCATTCATTAAAGTGGTTAATACGCTTATATGCATAATAACTCACTTCACGCGGCGGGTCCTTATAACTCGGCTTATCACTATCCATTAGCACAAACTCCTGGTGACCGCAGATAGCACAACTAAACATGGCTTCATTCGCACTGAAAATCATCTCTGAAGAGCATTCATCACAAAGGCCAAATCCACTTTCCGCCTCAACAGAGGTATTTCTCGCATGCCCAGGGTCAACCTTCTGTAGGTATTTATCGAGGAGTTTATCCCGTTGTAAATTCTCACCCTTCATCTCCTTTTTCAGATCCGTGGTGGATTCACTGCTCTCGCCTGCCGCATCATGGAGAGCCGCAAGGACACTTCCCGGCTTCACATAATTTCTGGTTTTCTGGAGACTCTCTACTCCATTCTGAATTTTCTCCTGGATATCGTAATACTTGTAAAGGATATCACCTGTCTCCAAGAAATAATTCAGTAAATCATCCTCCTTATTAATTGACTCAATCTCACGCTTCACTTCACGCAGGCGATTCTCCTTCAGATTCCTTTCAATAATATTTTCACAAACCTCTATTTCTCGGGTCAACTGTTTTTCCTGTAGCTTTAGTGAGTCAACTCCCTGTTTCTGTTCAAGAAGCTGGGACATCTTCACCTGGTGAATTGCATCCAGCGTAGTACGAGCCTCCGGATTAGACCGCTTTGTTGGTCTTATCTTGAAGTAGGGTTCACCCATACTAAATTCTATTGAGTTTTCCTGAATCTGTTTAGGCGCTTTACTTTATTTGAAATTTGATTAAATTACTTTCTTAGTATATAGTGTATGAAATACACCGTTTATATATTGAAAGAAATTCTATCTGAGGGTGGTGCCACATTGATAGGCGATTATCCAAAATATAATCAACGAATGCGCGTTAGATTTCAATGTAAATGTGGTAAAGAAGGTAATAAGCGTTTTGAGATGTTAAATGTCTATAGATTGCCTTATTGCAACGAGTGTTCTATTAAGATTGTGAGTGAAAGAATTAAAGAAACATTTATGGAAAACTATGGTGTTTCAAATGTTGGGCAAAATCAAGAAATTAAAGATAAAATAAAAAATTCATATCAGCTTAAATATGGAGATCATCCAAAAAGAACTAAAGAAGTTCATGATAAATGGATGAATACCTGTATGGAAAGATATGGCGGTCATCCAAATCAAAATCCAGATGTTCAGGCAAAAGCAGAAAAGACATCATTTAAACATCGTGACTACACTATGCCAAGTGGAAAAATTGTAAAGATACAAGGATACGAAAATATTGCATTAACTGAATTACTTCAACACTTTTCAGAAGAAGAGATTTATGTTGGAAGAGGTATCGTACCTCATGTAAAATATATATGTAATGAGGGTAAGCAGAGAGTCTATTTCCCTGATTTCTACATTGAGCCACTAAATACAATACTTGAGATAAAATCTGATTGGACCCTACAACTACAAACATGTAGATTGGAAGAAAAGGCAAAGGCAGTTTTAAAGGCGGGCCACAATTTCGAAGTTTGGATTTACAATGGCAGTGGCCAGAATAAAGAGATTTTGACCTTCTGAAAGCGGAAGCCTCCGGCTCTGGTTTTAATAATTTCGCCCAAAATTTACAAATTTTCTATTTTGCCAAAATTTTTTTCTAAAGGAGGTGTATAATACATCATGACTGGGGGCGGGTTGATGCAATTAGTAGCTTATGGTGCGCAGGATGTCTATCTCACGGGTAACCCCCAGATCACCTTCTTCAAGGTGGTCTACCGCCGTCACACGAACTTCGCCATGGAGGCGATTGAGAACCCGTGGAACGGCGCGCCGAACTTCGGCAAGCAGGTCACGTGCACGATCCAGCGCAACGGTGACTTAATCTACCGTATGTACCTCCAGGCCACGCTGCCGTCAGTGCAGCTCCTGGCGTCAGACGGCTCTGGTGCCCAGTTCCGCTGGCTCAACTGGGTTGGCCACAACCTCATCGACTGGGTCGAGCTCCAGATCGGCGGCCAGCGCATCGACAAGCACTATGGCCAGTGGCTGCACATCTGGAATGAGCTCACGCAGGAGCCTGGCAAGCAGGCTGGCTATGCCAAGATGGTGGGCAACATCCCGCAGCTCACGAATCTGCTGGTTCAGGGTGGCGAGACGTGCGACAACTACTGCTCAGGTGGCGAGCCGAACTCCTCCAACGAGGTCCTCAACTGCTCCCCTGAGTACACGCTGTATGTGCCCCTCCAGTTCTGGTTCTGCCGCAACCCTGGCCTGGCGCTCCCGCTCATCGCGCTCCAGTACCACGAGGTCCGCATCAACCTCCAGTTCAATGACCTGACGAACCTCTGCTGGGCGTACACCCCGCAGGCGTCCTCCACGACGGCCATCCAGACGCGCGTCGGCAACGCCGGCCTCGTCGCCTGCTCCCTCTATGTCGACTACATCTACCTCGACACGGATGAGCGCCGCAAGTTCGCGCAGGTGTCCCACGAGTACCTCATCGAGGTTCTCCAGTTCACGGGCGGTGAGTCCATCACCTCCTCCAGCAACAAGCTGAAGCTGAACTTCAACCACCCGTGCAAGGAGCTCATCTGGGTTGTCCAGCGTGATTCCTTCTCCAGCTGCGACCCGAACGTCATCAACCCGTGGAAGGGCCAGCAGCCGTTCAACTTCTCTGACTGGTGGGACCGGTCAGTCCTGGAGTCTGGCTACTCCGTCACGCGCGTTGAGGGCATGGCCGGCGCCAACCCGTGCGTCACGGCGCTCATCCAGCTCAACGGCCACGACCGATTCCAGGTGCGCGAGGGCCGCTACTTCAACGAGGTCCAGCCGTACCAGCACCACACCAACATCCCCGCGGTTGGCATCAACGTCTACTCCTTCGCCCTCCAGCCGGAGCAGCACCAGCCGAGCGGAACGTGCAACTTGTCGCGCATTGACAACACCACGCTCCTCCTCACGGTGTCCAACAACGCGGTTGGCACGGCGACGTCCTCCACGGTCTACGTCTATGCGACGAACTACAACGTTCTCCGCGTGATGAGCGGAATGGGTGGACTCGCGTACTCAAATTAATACTTTTATGTATTGGTTTCAATATACCTCCGGATTTCATTTTTATAAAATATTCATTATAGCGTATTAAATTTGATTGATATAAAATCTATTGCTCTTATTTAGAAAATGGCAACAATAGACTTAGAAATAACATGTAAAGCAATCTTAGAACAAGGAGAAAATAAAGGAAAACAGTGTTGGCGACCTAATTTTAAAGATGGCTATTGTGGAAAGCATCAGAACTATGCAGCCCTAGAAAAGGGCCTTCAAGAAGGAAAGAAGAAATGTACAACTCATCGATGTAATGAATTTATTGAAATAAATGATAAATATTGTAATCTCTGTAAATCTGTGAAGGAGTCTCTAAAAAAAGTAAAAAAAATATGTAAAGCAATTATCCAACAGAATGATAATAAAGGAACTCAATGTGATAAACAAGCATCAAATGGAGATTATTGTGGTAAACATTTTGAACGCAATACACTTATTGAAAGTGTAAGTAAAAATGGGCAACGTGTTTGCGATGATGGGAAGCGTTCATGTATAAATATAACCAAAGATAATCAATTAAAATGTGAAAAATGTTTGGAAAAAACGAGAGAAATTGAAAGAAAAGAATATAGACAAAGACAACTTGATGAATCTCTTTGTCTTACATGTGGTATTAAAATGAATACAAAAACCGAGGGCTTTAAAAAAGAGATAGTTCAGCGATGTCCTGAATGTTATAATAAATTAAAGGAGATTGAAAAAGAAAGAGAGAGAAAAGATCGTGATTATAATATTGAACGAAAACAAAATATACAAAAACATTATAATGAATATCAAAGAGGAGCAATTAAACGCAATCTAGAATTTAGTATAAATATAGATGATTTTGGAGAACTTGTAAATTCACATTGTTATTATTGCGATGAATATAATAGTGAAAAAGTAATTGGATTAGACCGGCTAGATTCATCAAAGGGATATAGTATTAAAAACATTGTGCCCTGCTGTAGTGAATGTAATACAATGAAAAATAATGCATCAATAGATAAATTTATTAATAAAATAAAAAAAATATATCTACATCTTATTGATAAAACTAAAGAATCTGAAGAAATAGAAGATGAAGAAAATAAACCTAGTTATATTCGTCCAAGAAAGATATTAGAGTATTATGTTAAAAATAAACTTCCTGAGTATGTTGAACTTTGCAAAAGAGATAATCGATCTATTCTATTTATTAAAAAAATAGAAGAGATGAGTGCTTTAAAATTAAATGAAAAAGAATGTATCAAATATATTAAAACAGCATTACAATCTGAATCTCATGCATTAACTCTTACACAGACAGGTCGTCATAATATGTCAAAAGTAGAACTTCGTGGATATTTAGATTTATCAAAACCAGAAAAATGTATTGAACTCTATGAAAGTGCACATGGAAAAGATGAAGTTTTCCATGATGATATTACAGAATTATCAGAGAAATGGAAGCTCCTTTCTGAAGTAGATAAAAAATTAAAGTTAGATAAACTCCTTATTAAATTTCAAAATCGCCGTAATAAAATCACTTATTTCCATACAAAATAAAAAATATAGTCAGTATTAAAGCAGATAGAATTATAAGAAGAACAAGAATAACAAACCATTTATTTGAAAGTGTACGATACGCAGCCATTTGAGGTGGATTTGGATGCTGTGAAATTTGGCGACAGATTGGACAAAAGGGGAATTCTAAGTTTCCCACAACCTGTTTTTCCCGTATCCATTTTTGCCAACAGATTGGATGTACATGAAATCTACAGCCACAGCTGATTAGTTTGCTACTGTTTACAAGGCCCGCACCATTTTCATGATTTGCTTCAAGACAGACAAAACATTCATTGTCAGGAGTCACCGCAGTGAGTTCTGTAAGTGAATTCGTGGAAGTCGATGGCTTCATTACAAAAATATCGAGATATTTCTATAAGTAGATTAATTTGCTATCCGCCGACGCCGAAGAACAGGTCCTTGAATTTCAGTGGGCACATCCAACTCTTCACCGCTCATCCAGGTCGCAATCTTGCTAACGCTACCTACAATTCCAAAGAGAAAGGCTACAAGCATAGCCTTGTACATGCTCTGCGAATGTAGCATAAGACCCATTAGAACCTGACAGAAACTACTGTCCATCACAATAAGACTCTGTACAAAACCCCATGCACCCCGTGGTGCACAGAAGCACATATAGATATGAGTTGCCGACCATGCTACAAAGCCAATTCCTACTGCAGTTACAAGACCCCAGCCACCAACCTGCTTGCATGTATTGGAACAATATTCCCTATATGACATGAACACTTTGACAGTAGTCCGGTCAGCCTTATGCCTCAAATTTTTCCCGTCGCTCATGTAGGATGGATATTTCAAATACTACAGATTCTCAAGACCTGGTCTTTATCGGCACGGCGGCCGTATTTGTAGAGCTTATCACTCTTTTTCTTGTTAAATATGCCGGATCTAAACCCACCGTGGGCACTATGGCACTTAATGATTGGTACGAACGCTTTGGCATTTTTGCTGTGGGTGCAGATGTTATGAGTCTCATGATTGGCGTTGTAGCCGCTCGTTTCCTCTACACGTATTTTTTCAAATCCGTCATGGACTGGTCCCCGCTCTATTTTATGCTCTGTGTAGTGCTATTCCAGCTTTTCCACGACCTCTTCTTCTATTTTACGACCATCAAGGGCCTCCCTCGCGGTTATAATGAAATGATTGATGTATTCCAGGATTATGCCAAAGAGAATGGAGCAAAGATTCTTGTAGCGGATGCACTCATGGTAATCGGTACGGCAGGAGGTGCGATGTATCTAAAGTCAGTTCCTCTCCATTTTGTGTTTATTGGTCTACTGGTGCTGCTTTATGCGCTCTGTTTTATCCTGTTTACGGCACCTACGCCGACTACAGCACAGGCATATCAGGCATCTACACCTATTCCTAAGGCGACTCAGGGTCAAGAGGCACAGCCCCCATCGAAACAGAATTTCCAACAGGACCGTCGACAGGGACTCCTAGACCCTGGGAGTTTTGATCCTCAACAATTACACACTCCGTTCGATCCGCAAGCAGGATATTAAGAGCAGCAATACGACGCTCCAACGCCCCACCGCGCTGTTTCTTTGATACATGTTTCCAATGCCATTCAAACGAGAGCGCATCATGTTTTGTAAAGGGTCCTACATAACAGTGTCGTCGCCACGTCTCTCCAGCGGCCACTTTTGCCCTTGTGGCCCTCGCACCTCCCACAATTTCTCCTCTATGCTGACGCAACCGGCGATCTACATCGACAGTTGCACCAATATACGTTGCTCCACCTGAAGAGACTAGGCAATAGCAGTACCAGTCCATTCTAGTATGTTAAACAGTTCGTTTTAAAATAGCCATAGAGCTATCTTGAAGTATATAGATATATCCCAATTCTTGAAGATTTGTTACAAGTGATTCATGCGGGCCATAAATAATAAAATATTTAGGATGAAATTCACAGGCGGCCTCATAATCTGTAAGAGTAAATGGGTGAAGAATAACAATATCTACATTACATTTAAGCCGTACTTGTGGTACAATTGTATTTGCCAGGCTTGCATGATTGATTTGAATAAGTTGCTCACCAGGGCGTCCCTTCCAAAATTCAGTTGTATCATCAATATGCGCAGGTGATATATCAAGAGCAAGGACAATTATCTCTTTAAATTTTTCACGAGATAAAGCACCAAGTATACATCCAAGTAAACTATATTGTCCATTTCCGCATTCAGTATCAATTATAATTTGAATTGTTAAATCGTGCTGAATGAGTCCGAGTAAACAGCGATTATGAAGTTGTTCCATATTAAATATAGGATATACGTTTGATTCAATTATAAGCCCAGATTTCTTAAAGAATTCATCGTGATGAACTGGGTTCATTATATGTACATTTTTATCTGAATCTTCAATCCGAAGAAATCCTCGTTCATTTATATACTTATTATAAATATCAAAAAACCTATAGTCATGGGACTGACAATTTCCCGCTATACATTCATTGAAATAACACGCATAGTTCTTTCGATCCTCATTTGTTCCAAGAAATGGATACTCAGGATTATTCCAAACACTCGAATCGACTTCAAGCGGTGGAACCACATTATAAACATATACTGTAAGATTCTTGACCTGCGAAACAATTTCTCGAAGTCCCTCAAAATAGGAATCAACCGTCTTCTTAATAATCGATTGATAGGAGTTCTCTTCATTTACATATTTATGAACATGGCAGCGGCAATCAATCTCTCCAAAAGAGAAAATAACGGTATCACCCTCTGCAACAGGAAACTTTCGTAGGTCAAGGCGAGTAAGCCTATCACGACCAATTGAAAAAGCGAGTGTAGGTCCAATACTATTTGGCCTCACATACCGCAACTTATTAAATGGATGAACGGAATGACTATCGCCAAATGTAAAAATAGTCATTTTATTATGACTACTAATTCAATTCTTAAACCCTATTACACTCCAAATAATGGGCTCTACAGAGTGGCTCATACATCTCCTCACCTCCAATCTCCACTTGCTCATCCTTTGACTTTTTTTCACTGTGTGTAAACAGCGCTTCCATAGGAGTCTTACACCTCTTACAGAAGGCGTGACGCTTTTCTACGCTGTCACAATAAGGAATCAGTTCCAGAAGTTCGCCAAATGGCTTGCGCTCGGTATCACCATCAAGCCCAACACAGATAACATCCTTTTTATCTTTCTCAACCGCATGGAGAACAAACTCCTTTAATCCTCCAAAGAATTGCGCCTCCTCAATAATAATTAAACGGGCGTCAATGTAGAGAAGTGTAGTTAGAACATTATCAAGATAACGGACAGCAAGTGCAGGATATCTCTCTTTATCATGACTTACAATTTCAGGTTTCTCACTGTACCGAATATCGCTACTGTGAGTAATCACAAAGATGGGCCAGCCAATTGCATTGTACTTTCGAATAGTACCGAGAAGTTCAGAAGACTTCCCTGCGAACATCGGGCCAAGGATGATTTTGAGACTCATTTTCTAAAAAATAGTTCAGTCAACCGAACTTCAAATTTAACTAGCAACTCTGCCCGTCAAGTGGAACCACATTAAAATAGTTCATACCGTACTGAGTGCCCTTAGGAGGAACCGTGATACGCACAAAGGCCCATTCGCGGCCGAAAGACGGTACGAACACTTTGCTATGGCTAATAAACCAATCAGGAATATCAAGATTACTATAGAGAACCTTAATAGTATCTACGCCCGACATATCCCAAGGATAACAGCCACCTGCGTTAATTGTAATGACACCGCCCTCAGGCATCCAGCCGAGTAATTTCTCAAATAGACCAGTCCACATGGGATCCTTCATATCAGGGTCAACCAGGTCGACATAGATGCAATCATATACGCGTGGCTCTTCAAGAATCTGGAAAATATCACTGTGCTCTACATGTAGACGCGGGTCATCGAACACATTCCCTCCTAGAAACTGTGTTGTCCAACGCGGTTCATTTTGGCGAAAATGTGTAACAAGTTCATAATCCCAGTCAATCATATCTACCATAACTCCAGGGCGATTACCTACACGAGAAAGAACAGCCCGTGCTGTGGCTCCTTCACCACCTCCAAGAATACAGATGCGCGACTTTGTTGCGAGTCCCTCATGAACTCCTGATACTAGATTCATATGATAGAGATGTTCATCGGCAACGGACGACTGTAGGACGCCATTTACAAACAGTGTGCGTCCAAAAAGAACCGTATTAAGAATATCAATCTTCTGTTTTCCCGTGTGAAAACTCAGGGAGCCCTCAGGATAGTACCGTAAAATTCGGATAAACTCACCGTCGCGTTCCTCATACTCTTTGATGTCAGACATTTTCTATGTCTATATCAACTAGTTTCTTTAAGGCGCAGCA